ACGGAAAGATTCACGGAAGTCCAGAAACTTTCCCGTATGGATGGAGTCCACTTCAGAGTATAAGACAAACTGTAGAAGTTCTCATCCAGTCTACTAGGTATAATAAAGAGTTTTTTGCTAGAAATGCCATCCCTGATGGGTTGATTTATTTAGATATGGATGATGATGCTCTTAAAGAATATAAAAATCAGTGGATGAGCGAAATGCAAGGAAAACCACATAAGTTAGGCTTTGTTAACTATCCTGTAGACATCAAAACTTTCAATTCTTCAAATAGAGATATGGAATGGCTACAAGGACAGAGATGGTATCATAATATAGTCTTTGCATCCTACGGTCTCAGTCCGCAAGAGGTTGGATTCTATGACCAAAGTTCCAGAGCTACTGGTGAGTCACAGGAAAGAATAACAGTAAAGAATGCAATCAGACCATATCTTAAACATATTGAATCTAAAATAAATAGAGAAATAATATCGGAATTCTTCCCTAAAGGAGAGACTATTCCTATAGAATTTAAGTTTATGCCAAAAGATCATGTTCAAGAAAAAATAGAGCATGATCAAACTATGGCAAAAATAGACAGAAATATTTATACAATAAACGAAGTAAGGGCTATAGAAGGTAAGAATCCTGTATCTTGGGGAGATATGCCTTTGACTATAGCATTTAGACAACCAAATCAACAATTAAATCAAACTGACGAGCAAAACTCTAATCAAAACTCAAGTCGTAATAGGGATGATAATCGTGATAATGATCTGAAAGATAGAGATGAGGATATGGACAAATTTCTTGATTTTGATTTAATAGAAGATGCTCAGGATTACGCTGACTTTCTAAAAAAAAATTTTGACAAGTGGGAAGAAAAAATCATAAAAGCTGTTGATTCTAATCTGGATTCAGAAGTTCCAAAGGAAAGTAAAGGTTTCAATGAATTTATAAGAAGGGTCTTTAACATAGTTAATACAATCCCATTCAGGAAAAAATTGGAGTTTTATGTTGGTAGATTAATGAAAGAGGGTCTGAAAGAGGCAGAAAATGAAATTAATCTTGATATTCCACCAACTGAAGAATTTAAACAAAGAATAAAAATACTATCAGATCAGCAACTAGAAGGATACCATATAGAAGATGAACATTGGAATGGTATAAAAGGAGTTACTCATAATTTACAAGTAGAAATTATTAAATCAGTCCAAGAAGGAATAAGTGCAAGGAAAAGTCTAAACAAAATAAAAGAAGATATTTCTGAAATTATGAGAAAAGAGAAAGGCGGATCAGTAGAAGGAAAGATCACAGAAGGTAGAACTATGAGGATTGCTAGAACTGAAACCACTAGAATAAAAAACACAGGTAGACTACAAGCCTTCGGAGACTCAGGCGTAAAGGGTAGAAAGATGTGGGTTGTATCTGATGACTGTAAAAATTGTGAATTCTGTAAATCTTTAAACGGCCAAAAGAAAGAGATAAACGAATCTTTTGTCGATTTTACTGGTGTGGAGAAAATACAACCACCTAGACATCCAAACTGTGCATGCATGGTAAAATACATAGTTGAAGAGTAATTTTACTCTGTATATTTAAAGCCTTGTGGTCATAAACGCTTCATGGAAGATGTGATAAAGCTTTGGATGCCAATAACCAAGAAATTAAATATAGACGGTAGCTTTAACTATGTTGGTATCTTAAGCGATGATTCTATTGATAGAGATGAAGAATTTATGTCAAAAGCTCTTTTGAGAAAATGGGCTAATTCTGGAGTTCTACCCGCACTGGTTAACCACAAAAATGAAATGCAAAGCTGGGTGGGTGGATGGCAAGATTTTAAAATTGTAGAAAAAGGGGAAAGAACTGCCCTGAGCGCCAGTCCTATGTTTTTTTCTGAGAAAGCTAATCCATTAGCTTCACAAGTTCAGAATCAAGTAGAAGAAGCCCTGGCCATGGGTCTTAATCCCGGAATATCTATTTCTGCAAGAGGTATAAAGAGCTCAGTTACAAAAAGAGGCGACAAGCAATTCAGATGTTGGGATGAAGCTGAATTATTAGAAGCAACATGGGTGCCTATTCAATCAAATAGGAATGCTTATGCTATCGTTGCCAAATCATTTGATCTAGAAGATATTGATATACAGAAACCAAAAGAAGTCCACGATTGTGTGAACTCATTAATGAATGATCCAGATTTCAAGCCACAAGACGGCAAGACAAAAGAAGAATCAGCTTGGGCTGTATGTCAGGCTAAATTTGGAAAACAATGCATAGGTGATAAAATGGAAAATAACGAAATTAAAGAGTGCGAAAAAAAATTCACTCAAGAAGATTTAGATCTAGCAATTTCAAAAGCTAAAGAAGAAGCTAATACCGAAAAATTAGAAATTTCTAAGCAATTATCCGAAAAGGAAGCTAAGATAGAAGAATTAAACAAAGCAATTTCTGAAAAAATTTCAGTATCAGAAGAACTTGAAACTTTGAAAAAACAAATTGCAGATAGAGAAAGTATATTAAAAAATGCCCCAGTCATGGATGAATCTAAAGAAATTGATCGTTCTTTGAAGGGCATGTTAAAGCAAATTCATGGAGGAATAAAATGAAATTCGAAAGCATGGCTTCGGATGTTGGTACGGTATACTGTCAGACAGATGCAGAGTACCTTTTTAATAAGGGATTTGGTGCTGCAGGATTAGTTGAAGGTCAGACATATTACGATCCAATACGAAAGCTAGATTTAAGACAAAATATAATGAAATCTATTGAAGGGAATATACAAAAAGCACCTTCTATAACAACGACTACAGGTGGAACATATACTGCTTATTCAATGTTCCCAGCATTTCTTGATCCAAGTATAGTAGATCAGACAATGTTCGAAACACCCTTAGTATTCCTAATAAAGAGAAAAGCAGTAAAGAACTTAAAATATGTTTACAATAAGATAACTGCAAAAGCTGATGCATCATTCTTAGGTATAGACGCACCACTAAGTGAACAAGTTGATACTAGAAGCAACGGTTCTGTAGACATAAAGTTCTTATACGCTGTTGGAAGAGTTCTAAACCAAGCAGTAGCTGGTGGTGAATCATATATGGATCTTATGGCTGAAGATATTAGAGTTAAAATGGCTAGTATCAACGAAGCTTTAGAGAATGAAATCATAAATGGTGACACATCAACAAATGCACTAGGTTTCACAGGGCTTATATCTGGTATAACAACAAATACAACAGATTTAAGTGGTGAAGACGTAAGTCTTGAAGACTTCTTAACAATGAAGGCAACAATCTTCCAAGCAAAGGGAAGAACTGATTTGGCAGTAACAGACGCTTTTACATTAAATAAAATAAAGGGTCTATTAATGGATTATCAAAGATCAATGCCTATGGCAGGTTCATACGGTATACCTGAATCATTTATGTTTGATAGTACAAATGTGATAAAAAGTCAGTATATGCCAACTACTAGCGGTTCTAGAAGGATATTATTTTTGGACACAAGATACATCTTCTTACCTGTTTTACAAGATGTAACTTATACAGAATTAGGTTTGACTAACGATTCAAAGAAGTACTACTTAAAATGGTACGGTGCATTAGTCTTGCAATTTGAAGGTAGTTCTGGTCAAATCTACGGAGTGAAATAAAATGGTCGCAACAAGTATATTGAAAAGTTGGGAAGAAGTTCCTAACGCAGAATTAAAGAGAGTGTTATTTATAACACCAAATACTGCAGATGCTGCAAATACACTAGAGATTACTTTAGCTGATTATGGTATCTCTGCTACAGGTTTGCTTGCAGTTTCAAGTTGGAAACATACTACAGACGGAAGTGTAATAGTAACAGAGGCTAATACAACAACTGTCTCAGCAGGTGTTTTAACTGTAACAATTGCAGCAGGTACTGATAATGATCTTAGAGTAGTTGAAATTATCGGTAGAGCAGATGTAGGAGTATTCGCTTAAGCGAATATTTTTTTTATTTTTTTACCCTATTAGATAAATGGAGGAAAACGAAAGGTTTTAAAGAAAAATGGCAAACGGAATATCACAATTAGAAAATAGAAATTGGAGATTTAAAAATAATGTTACTGTAGATGATGATTTCATTTATGGTAGAACAAGACAAGTTTTTATTGAAAGGTTTAAACAACTACCTTCAATAAATGCAAGTTTAGATGTAAGCACAAACCTAGACTTTGAAGTATTAGGAACAAATGCAGCAGCTGCAGACATAACATTTTCATCAACTCTTGGTGGATTAACAGTTGCAACACATGGTGGAGCAACAGACTCAACTATAATTTTACCTCATCTAGGATCTGGACAAACTGCTTGGACTGGAATAAAATGGGGTACTGAAAACCAAGTAATTTGGGAATGTGCAATAAGAACACCATCAAGTTTATCAAATATTACAATCTATGGTGGTCTAAAATTAACAAACACAGATGTTACTGCAACAGATAATAACCAAGCATTTTTCAAGTACATTAATGGAACTGATACTTATTGGAATTATATTTATTCAATAGGTGGAACTGATACTGCAACTGCATCAACAGTGACAGTAGCAGCAAGTACAGATTACAAGTTTAGAATAGAAATTGATTCAAGCAGAAGGGCACATTTTTACATAAATGATACCCATGTTGGTGGTTCAACTGCATTAACTAATGATGTAGACTTAATACCTTATGTGGGAATTGTTTCCCTATCTGGTGCAACTGCAAAGTCAATGACTTTATACTATGAGAAGATAAGTAGAATCTTCTTCGAGTAAGTAAGGGGTTTAACCCCCTTTTTATTATAATCGGAGTGTGGAAAAATGGCAATGAATAAAGGATATAGTCAAAATTTTTGGATCGATAACGAGAGAAATGCTCGTATAGACTTTGGTGATTACAGTACAGCAACAAGGATTAAAGAAAGTGCTAGTACAACAAAAATTTCAATTTCTGGTGAAAGTGTTAGCTTTGCTGTTGGTGTAGCTGGAACTACTGGCGTTGTTGCTTTAGCTCAAAATGGAGTTTATGATTCAACAGGATCTAGAATTGGAAGATACGGAGACACAAGTTTTTCTTGGGTAACTGGGACTATTTTAACAACAGAAGTTGTTTATAGAAAAGATCAGATAGACACAGTACAACTTGCCGCTTTAGCTGATGGTGAATTTGCTATAGATTATGATCTTGGTAGGATTAGATACTGCAAGGCAACTAATGGAACTTCTGATACATGCAATTATACAATTAGAGAATTAAAAGTAGATACAGAATTAACTATTTCTGGTGTTACGATCGATAACGTTAAAGTTTTCAGCACAGATGGCACAGCCGCCAACTCTAAGTATGCTTTCGCAGCAACAGATGGTATGGCTGCAGATGGAACAAAGCATGCAGCAGTTATGGCTGGTTACGATGTAACAAATTCAAAAGCACAACACTTAAGACAAATGAAAGGAGATGCCGCAGCTAATGCTGGTTATCATTTATCTGTCGCAGGTGAAGTAGTAGACTTTGATACTGGTGCTGGAACAGATTATACACCAGTAATTGGTGTTCTTGGTGCTAGTGCTGGTGGAGCAAAATCACTTTATTTAGTAAATGATGATTCGGCTATGGATGCAACACCAATAACCTTGCCGGTTAGTAGTGAATACAGGGCAGTAGCAACAACTTATACAGACGGTGATGCTACAGTTCTTCAATCTGATGTAAATGGGTATTTGAAAGTTGCAACTTCTGGAACAAGTAAATATGAAAATGCTTCTTTTGACGAAGTAGAAGATGAATCCAACGATTCAGAATTTAATACCTCTGTAATATATGGTTACGATTCTGAAGCAGCAGCAAATAATAAACTAAGAGCTACACAAGTTGCAGTTGATAACGCAGGTGTTTCAGCAACACCAAACGTCTTAATTAATGGTGGTGTATATAAAAACGCATTAGATACATATGATGATAATGATGCAGTTCCATTCCACTTTACAGTAAATGGTAAGTTATTGACTGACGCAGAAGTAACTTTAAATGATTATACAGATGACTCTAATGAGTACACAGTAGCAAGTTCAAAAATGCTTGCGATCGGTGGTATTGCAACTTCTGATTCAGTGGATGCAAATGATGTTGGTGCGTTTAGAATGACACTAGCTAGAAATCTTGGTGTAGATATTACAACTAAAGATGGTTCTGCATGGGCTGTCGGAAATGCAATTAACGTAACAGTTGGCGATGGAACAACGGTTCCAGTAGTCGAAACTGCAGGAACAAAGAAAGCATTGAACGTCAATATAACTGATGGAACAAATGATATGCCAACCATGGATGCAAATAATAGACCTGGTTTTGTTAAGATTACAGATGGAGCACAGGAATGGAGTATAGATGGTTCTGGTTTTGGTCAAGTCGACATAGCTGCCCAATCACTAACAGCTGTAAAGGTTTCAAAGGATGCCAATGCAAACAGCTCAACTAATCCAATTTATGTGAAAGAAGTTAGTGCTGGGACTGATGTTGTTGTCGTAACTGCCACTGGAGCAGCAGCAATTAATACAACTACCGCAATAACTGCAGAATTTAAACTTTTGAAAGTATTATGTCACTTTTCATCTGCGCCAACAACGAGTGAAAACTTTGTTGTAACTCTAGACTCAAATGCGGGTGCTGCTTATGACACGGCACTAATGACTAGGAATCCGAGTTTATCTTCGGCAACAGATTTAGTATATATACCTGAAGGCGATGCTAAGTTTGTCGCAGGTGACGAGATAAAAGTGACGTTTACTAATACAGACACTAGAACCTATGGGTTATCAATATACTATCAGCTAATGTGAGGTTAAAATGGTAGAGTATATAAATGGGTACAAAATAATTGACGGATATTTTGAAAATGGAAGTGCAACACTTCCTTCTTTAAGTTTTATAAACGATCTTGATAGCGGTTTCTACAGAATAGGTGCAAACAATATTGGACTTGCTTTAAATGGATCTAAGGTTATAGACTATCAGACTACTGCGACTTATTTTTCGCATGGAAAAATTGGCTTAGATTCGACAGACTACATGCTGTTCACTGATAACACTCAACTTGTTTTCTATATTAACGGGACGGCACAAGGAGCAATCAAGACAAATCAAACTATTGAATTTGACAGAATATGGAGTCGAAATGTAAGTAGTCCAATGTATTTCAAGTCTTGGGAAAATGATGATGCCTCTGCAGTTGCGTTCGAGTTTGATACAAATAACTCTTTAACAAACTCCTCTGCCATTTTAATGGGATGGAAAAATGCAACATCTTTAAAAGCAGCCATCTCCAAGGAAGGAACTTACTATCAGACAGTTGGAACGACACAAACTACAGATGCCACAGCAACTGCAATAACTGCTGCAAAGGTCACACCTTCAACTAATTCAGTTTATGGATTTGAATATGAAATTATGGGGTTAAAATCAGATTATTCTGAAGCAGCAGCTTATAGAGTAATGGGTTTGGCTCGTAAAGATGGTTCAACTTTAACTTTAGTGTCCTATTCTGTTCAAATAATAGGGGAAGATGACGCAACTTGGGATGTTATCCTTGAAGCAAGTGACAATGACATTCAACCTAAGGTAACAGGTAAAGCCGCAACTACAATTAATTGGACGGCCATTGGTAAATATTGGAAGGGGAGATAAAAATGACAGAAAGAAATGATGTACAATTAAGGGACGAAGATACAAAGTCCGCAGAATCATATATTAATGGAAGCGATATTGCAACGAATGGTGGTTTTGAGACTTGGGAAGGTGACCCGTTATTGCCAACAAATTTTACTTGCGAAAGTGAAGGTGCTACATTAACGCAGGAAGGTACTATTAAATATGCAGGTAATTATTCAGTAAAGTTTACCAATGATCTTATGGGTACGGGTTATGTAGAGGTAGAACAACTCTATTCAAGTCTAACACCTGGAGCGTATTACAGAGCTAAAATTTATGCCAGAGATGACGTAGATAACAGAATAGGGTTTTATTTCTTAAATGAGGAGTGGGATTCTGCAACACAGATTTACAATTTTACTTTAAGTCAGTGGGAAACACTCGATCCGGAAAGTGATCCAGGTGAAGATCACATGACTTGGGCTTCTCTTAATGGAAGTTTTGCACTTAAGACAACACCTCTTATTCCAGTTCCTGCGAGTGGTAAGATTTTAGTTTGCTGTACAAACGACTGGACTGGAAATTATCCTTCTGGGACAGCCTATATTGATAACTTCCAAATGTATCCGGTTACAGTAGTTCCTGAAACTTATATTTCAGCTGGTGATTTGAGAAGTACCACTTCTAACGGGACTCTTTGTGGTGCGAGTGATTATGGTTTAAAAACAGGTACGACTGGTGTAGGTGGAGTAGGTACAATAGATTTATATTCTATTTCCTTTGACGGAAAACATCACACAGACAAAGACGACTTCGATTTTAGTGAAACACCGGTCGCAGTTGCAACACCCACAGATTCTGACCACGCTGTGACTAAAAGTTACGCTGATGGTTTGATTATTGCCAATATAGTTAAGAAAGTGGCTATAACAGGTAATGTCGATTTAAAATCAACAGGAACAACAGATATATATACTGTTCCTACTGGTTACAGATTTATTACGACAGACGTCTATTATGAAGGAATAGATATGAGTGGGATAACGAATCTTGGTACTTCGAATATAGGGAGTAATGCAACGAGTTACAATAATATTATAAGTACTTACTCATACCTTATTGGTTTCACAAATGGAGAAATGAGAAGTCTTGGTCCAAGCGACGCAGCAATAATCTCGGCTGGAAGTGTAATCAAGATTAATGTAACTGTCGGGGCTACGGCAACGACTTGCACTGTTAAGGTTCACTTATTAGGTTATTTAGAAACTGTTTAAATGGAGGATTGAACTATGGAATTTATAAAACAAGGCGACAAAGTAATATGTAGGGAAGAAGTAGAATTTAGTCAAGAACAAATATTAAATGATATTGGTTCTATAGAAAGTGCGTTAATTAGTTTAGAATCTGAAAAAGAAAGACTAAATTTAAAACTTGCAAAATTAAAAGCCCTAAATATTAAAGAAGAAAAACCGCAAATAGAGAAGAAATAATTTCATAATTAGAATTAATATGGCAACGAAGGGCGGAGTTTGCATCAAAGAAAGAGAATTTGGTGGTATGGTACAGCAACTTAGTGACTTAAAAGAAACGACGACAAGGATAGAAAGCAAGATAGACAAATTTATAGAAAGTGCAGATAATAAATATGCACTCAAGAGCGAATTAACCGAAATAAAAAATAAAGGTTGGGACGTGAAGAAAATAATAATTATTGCAGGATTAAGTATTTTTGGTTCTATAATAACTGCTTTAATAATAAAAGGGGTGTTATAATGTCATATACCTCTTCATTAGAAGTATCCAGAGTATCTGGTCTTGGTCTTGCTATAGTTGATGAAGTAGTTGGTACTGGTGATAATTCTAATGATGATTTTGATTTAGATCAAAGCAATATCGTAGCAGGTTCTTATGTATTAAGTTATGCAGCAAGTGATTCTAATAATTTTACAGCTTTAACAGAAACAACACATTACACACTGGATAAAAATTCAGGGAGAATACTTCTGACAGCGACAGGAGTAACAGCTTTAGGTACAAATATTCTTTATGCAAGTTATACTTATATTGAAAAATTTTCTGACACGGTTATATCTTCCTTTATTACAAATGCTGATGCCGAAGTTGATAAATTAACAGGTAAATCTTGGGGTACTTCAACTTCTTATACAGAGTATATAGATGGTCGAGAACGTTCTGGTTATCCAACAACTGATGCACCATATCAAGTAGATTGGGATGAACCAGAAAAGATAATGCTTTCAAAAAAACCAGTTATCCAAGTTGATAGAATATTATTCTTAGATATATCTTCAATTTCAAGTTTCTTTAATTACGATGATAATGTAGCAACTTACACAGATTATACTGATAACGTAAATAATTCTGATAGTGCAGAATTTACTTTGTTTGCTAGTACACCCGCAATCAATGATATTGTTTATATTGGATGCGGTAGCAGATTCTTAGGATTAAACACCTCCCTCAACACAGTTGGGACTGGATCACCTGCTATTGACTGGGAATATTGGAATGGAAGTTCGTGGTCTGACATTTCGGAAACAGAAGTCAATAGCGGTGCTTCCACGTTTACTTCTAGTGGGAAATTCACTTGGAGTATACCTGCAAACTGGACAAAATGTTCTGTTAATTCTAGTAATTCGCTTTATTTCATACGTGGTAAATTAACAAGTATTTACACTATTGCACCAATAGTTCAAGATATGGCTATTTATGATGTGATCTCTGATGTAGTTCATCCTAGAGATTATGTCTTTAGAAGTATAGGATACATTGAACTGATAAATAAATCTATATCAAACGGAACTCAAAATATTAGGGTTGATTATAAATATGGTTTATCATCTACACCTACTTTGATTGGCGAATTAAGCGCAATACTTGTAGCCAAAAGATGTTATGTTAATATAACTGGTGGATCCTATGACGATGCAACATCTTATACTTTAGGTAGTAAGGCAGTAACTATCGGAGAAGTTTATGTTAATGTTAGGGAAGTTTTAGATCAATTAGATAAAAGAAAAGAAGAGATTATTAAATTATACGGTAAAAGGGCGACAGTCGTGGCTTAAATGGTTAAAACTAGAATTTATGGAGACGCTTATCTTGTAAATAAGCACTATTTGAATATGATCTCTAGAATGGGTACTTCTTATACTTATACGACTACGACAGATACTCTAGATTCCTTAGGTAACATGGTTTCTTCTTCTAATGTCAGTACTACTGTTTATGGAGTTTTCCAAGTTAATCTTAAGGAGTTCATAAAGGGTGAAGTTGGTCTAGAAGGTAAAGGAATAGCAAAATTCTACGGTCGTGCTTCAGAT